TGTTTTACATCATTTATCATGCTTCCGGTTCACCCTCTCAACTTCTTTTTCGAACTCTTTTATAAGCTGTTTTTCTACCTCATTTATCGCTTTCTCAAGCATGTACTGTCCTTTCACGAATCCTTTAATTGGTCCGTCTTTTTTGTTTCTTATTACGTGTCCATAGTTCACATGGCTTGCATAATCCTGTGTATTGCCCATTTCTTGCTCAACACCTTGTGCGGTTTTCTTGGCAGGTGTTGCATACCATGATCTCCTCATCTGCCCGCCGACTCTTGATGTTGAAGTAGTAAAGCGGACATGTTCTCCGGAACGAGTATAGAACTCAACTACATTTCCGCCTTCGCTTACGTTGGTAAGTCTTTTTGCTACCTTCACTCCTTCGTTAACTGCTTTATCGAGTACCCTCTTATCAATCTCGGATATATCGTCCAGCATGGCCCGCAGCTCTTTTCTAAACTTATCTATAAACGCCTTGTTCCTCCGATAGTTGCTACTCATGCTGTGTCCTCTCGTTTCACGGAATACTCCTGGTGGGAGCTATACGGGAAGCCTTCGCCTACGGTTAGAGTAACCTGCTTTCCGTTGCGTTGCGTTACGACAACCTCATCACCTTCTTGAAGGTCCACATCTGGGCCACAAAACAGCGTATGGGAAGTTATCAGTGTAGGCACTCCATCCTCTCCTGTGTCCACCAGCCCGCCTTTGCTGTAGTGGCATTTGACATCTTCGCATTGTAGCTCTTTCTTCTGCTTTGTGATACCGCTCTCAACCTTCTCAACCCAGCGGTAAATGTCCATCGTGTCTTTCCAAAGTCTTTGAAGTGCACTCATCGCCGTAGCCTCCGATACCGGGCCAGTACCCGCTTATCCTTGTCAGAAAGTCCGTAAATGGTTTCCCTGGACACTTCGTCCGTGTTGTAGGTTATAGAGGTATCGCCTTCTTTGATTGTTTCCACGTCGAACACTACATTCGCTCCGTTTTCCGCTTCATAGTCAAGGATGGTTTTAATTTTTCGGCGGATGAAAGGCTCCAGCTCTGCTGGCGGCTCCTTGAGATTGCAGTAGCTCAAACATTCGCGGATAACGTCGATTATGAGCAGGTCTTTGCTGTCGTCCTCGATTTTTAGGCGCTCTTTTACTAGAGCGAGCATTTCCTCGATGGACATAATTATCACCCCTCTTTCAGGGCTTCAAGCAACTCTTGTTTTTTCATCTTATGATAGCCCTGNATGCCTTTTTCTTTGGCCAGTGCCTTTAGTTCATTGTAGGTCATATCTTCCAGTGCCTTTGTCTCGTTGATAGCTTCCTGCTTTACTGCTTCTCTTTTGGCCTGCTCCCTTCTCATTCGTTCAAAACCAGTCACATCAACAGCCATAATATCACCTCAATTAATGGGAGAGAGGGCGCAAAGGCCCTCTCGTTTTATCCTGCCGGATCAGCTTTTACCTTGACCAGGAAATGGTTGTTCTTCTCAACCGTGTAGCCCATGATTCTAACATTGTCATCGTCAACCGTCACCTTAATGGTATCGTTCTCGGCCCAATCGCCGCCCATCGTTACGGTGAACTTGCATACACCGTTTTCAAAGGCCATGTTTTTTGTCACGTCAGCCCCGGCAGCACCTTGTTCTCCATTATCAATAGCAATGGTTCCGGCAGAGGTAGTGATATCAACCTTAACTTCCAATGTGCCGTTATACCACTCCAGCACCTTTGTTTTGGCCTTGTTCATTATCTGTAAGGTAACATCAAAGGCATAGTCATCATTTGCCTCTGTTGCTGTTGGTTCAAGGGCGGGCCCTTCTCCATTATCCCCGGTCATAGCCGGGAGGATGACGAGATCAACGTCACCCCCGGCCGCGTCCTCTAACCCCTTCAAGTGGTCGTAAAACTCGTTAGGTGTGTAGGTGAAACGCTTTAGATAATCTAAAAATCTCATCTCATCACCCCTTAAGCCCCTGCATTAGCAGAATAAGCAGTTACGAGTTTGTGCTTAAACTGTACGATACGCACGTTCTTGCTCTCATAGACACGTTCCCAGTTCAGGTGGTTGGCTAGATTATCATTTGAAGGTGTCGCATTTGTTCCTCCGTTGTCATCACTCAGGTTGACGTTCTTGAAGGCCACTCCCCTCGGATGGAGGATGAAATGTCTCCTGTGAACGAGTATGTCGTCACCAGCCAGAGCGTCCCTTGCGGTTTCTACCGGCACAGGCGCTCCACCCTCGCCCCAGCCAAAGGCCCCTGCACCAAAGATGTAGGTTGTATAAACGCCAGTGCCAGTATTAACAGGCAGGCTGTCATCAACCACAACAGGCTTGCCAAGGAACATTCTGACTGCAGGCTTGCCCTCGGACGGGGGGATGGTCTCAATCAGGTCATCCTTTG